CAATATATCCATTATAACCTTGTGCAATAATACGATTGTCTTTCACAAATAAACATCCTACATGTAATTTTTCACAAGATGAACGTGTGGAAACCAAATATGTAATTTGCTTAAAATATTCATCCCAAGTTGGTCTTAAATTATTAATATTATTATTATTTGATTGAACTTCTAAAATATTATTAGCAGATTGATCTAATGAAATATTAGAACCCATACGTATAATTTGTATTATTTATTAATTTTAAATAGTTTAATAAAATTAATAAATCAATTTTTAAAAAAAGGGGTTATAGGGGATATATCCCCTACTCTAGAGCGTTGGTATAAATTTCCACCCCAATTCTTCGCATATTTTTTTCCATATTTGGTCTTGTTCAATACGTTTTTCTCTATCTTTTAACATAGGAAAATATTGTAAAAATTTAGTTTCATGTAATAATTCACATAATTTATAAAGTGTATAATAATAATTCAAAAAATTAACGCGATCTGGCGGACAATATTTTGTATATGGTTTTTGTATTTCCATAAATAAATTACATAATGTTTCTTCTAAATCAGGAGACATAACAGGTGGTTTAATACCTAATTTATCTTTTATATATGGAATGTGTTCATAATATTTGTTGTAACCAAGATTTTTCAATATTTCTTTTGTTTTTTTGTTTGATAAATCTGTAAGCTCTATGCGTTCTTTTTTAATTTGATTTTTAATATTTTCAAAAACGTCAACTGGAATATATGTACTTTCTTTTGCTTGAAATTGTGCTAATATTTCACGAAGATGATTAATTCTTTTGTAAGCATAAAAGCATACCTCTTTTGGTGGTTCTTTGTATGATGGTTTTTCATTTTCAATTAAATATTTCATAGTTTTAGAGCAATTATTGCAAATACTAAGTCCTTCACTTTCTACAAAAATCATTTCTCCTTTTTTGCAATAAATACATATATCGTGGTCAAAACAATAATTATCATTATTTAAAAAATTATTATTAACATTATAAAAATATTTTTCACTATTTTTATTCTTTAATACATTTACATTATCATTAATATTTATTAAATTGCTATTTTCCAAATCGCTTTCATCTATATTAAAAAAAATATTGATTTTATTTTTTTTGTTATTGACAATTTCCTCATTATTATTAATAATATTTTTTGAAGAATCATTTGATCCAATATTTTTTTTTTCTTCAAAATAATTAAATATATATTTAGAGTTATTTAGAAAATATTCAGATTTTTCTTTTTCCAAAACATATATTTTGTTTTTAATAGTAATTATATTGGATTCGATATTGGATTTTTTATCAGTATCTTTTTTTGGTACATTTTTTTTTAGACTTTTTAAAGTTTCTGTTTTATTATTTAATTTATTTAGCATTAATTCTAATTTTTCAATTTCATTTTTATATTTAGGAATTAATACTTCTTCATTATTTTTAAATTTTTTTAGTAATTCATTATGTTTATTATCTAATGTAATATTATTATTTTTATATTTTTTCATTATTTATATTATATTATTTAATCTTTAAAATTTTATATAATTTTTAATACAAAAGTATTAGAGATTATATACAATTATGAATAATTTTATGTTAATTAATCATATTTAGTCAAATACATTTAGTCAATTAAATCAAATTTAGTCAATTACTCAAATTTAGTCAATTACTCAAATTTAGTCAATTAAAATCAAATTTAGTCAAATTATTCATATTTAATTTAATTTAATTAAATTAAATTAAATTACATAATTTTTTTTTCTTTTCCAATATTATAAAAAATGGCTGGAGGTCTTATGCAATTAGTTGCCTACGGGGCTCAAGATGTTTATTTAACCGGTAATCCTCAAATTACCTTCTGGAAAGTTACCTACCGTCGTCACACTAACTTCGCGATGGAATCCATTGAACAAACTTTCAATGGACAAGCTGATTTCGGTCGCCGTGTTACTTGCACTATTTCGCGCAATGGTGATTTAGCTTACCGTACATACTTACAAATTACTTTACCTGAAATTAATCAACAAATGAACACTACTACTGGAAAAAATGTATATGCCAGATGGTTAGATTTCCCCGGCGAACAATTAATCGCTCAAGTTGAAGTTGAAATTGGTGGTCAACGCATTGATCGTCAATATGGTGACTGGATGCACATCTGGAATCAATTAACATTATCGAGCGAACAAGAACGTGGTTACAACAAAATGATTGGTAACACCACTCAATTAACATACATTTGCGACCCAACTTTTGCTGATGTTGATGGACCTTGTTCCGCCGACGGTGTCCGCCAAGTTTGCGCTCCCCGTAATGCTTTAGCTGAAACCACCTTATATGTTCCTCTTCAATTCTGGTATTGCCGCAACCCCGGTCTTGCTCTTCCTTTAATTGCGTTACAATATCACGAAGTTAAAATTAACTTAGATATTCGTAATATTGAAGAATGCTTATGGGCTGTTGATTCATTAAATACATCATCGTCTAACAAAGTCGATAATGCCTACAAAACATCGTTAGCTGCTGCTTCGTTATATGTTGACTATATTTTCTTAGACACCGATGAACGCAGACGTATGGCGCAAAATCCCCACGAATACTTAATTGAACAATTACAATTCACCGGTGATGAATCGGTTGGTTCGTCGTCTAACAAAATTAAACTTAATCTTAACCATCCTTGCAAAGAATTAATCTGGGTTGTTCAACCTGATGCCAATGTTGATTATTGTGCTTCGTTAGTGAAAAATGAACCATTAAATGCTCTTATGGGTGCTCAACCTTTCAATTACACTGATGCCTTAGATGCTTTACCTAATGCTGTCCATGCCTTCGGTGGTCAAGATGCTGTTTCTGGAACTAATGCTTTCATCAATGGAAGTGGCTTATTCCAAGATCCATTCTCCAATGATGTTACTGCTGGAACTGCTCACACTACTGATGGTGTAAGCGCTGGTGATTCGGGTGTCTCCGATGCTGGAACCTTCGTCTTAGCTGAAACTGCTTTAGATATGCATTGCTGGGGTGAAAATCCCGTTGTAGTTGCTAAATTACAACTTAACGGACAAGACCGCTTCTCGGAGCGTGAAGGTACATACTTCGACTTAGTCCAACCTTTCCAACATCACACACGTGCGCCTGATACCGGTATTAACGTATACTCTTTTGCCCTTAGACCTGAGGAACATCAACCCAGCGGCACGTGCAATTTCTCGCGTATTGATAACGCCACTTTACAATTAGTCCTCTCCAATGCTACAGTCCAAGGTGTCTCGACCGCCAAAGTCCGTGTCTACGCTGTTAACTACAATGTCCTCCGTATTATGAGTGGTATGGGTGGACTTGCTTATTCGAATTAAGTTTTTTCAATAAAATATATATTTAATCTTAGTAAATTTTTAATTTTTTTCCATTCCAAACAAAATAATTTAAAAATTGATTTAAAGAATGGTTCATAATTATTATTATATAATTATGAACGCAAAACATCCTTATGGAAAAATAAAATACGAATGTTGGTTACCTGTATATGCTCATAAAACTTGTAAAAAAAATAATATATCATTAATTATTCCTCAAGCTAATTATGAAATCTTATTTCGTGAAAAAGATATAAATTTAGAAAATAATGAATGGATTCCTGCAAATCCCCCATTTCTTATTAGAAATAAAACAACTCAAAAAATGATTCTTCCTACATTTGAATATTATTCTTTAAGTGATAATGGAGAAAATATCAAATATGCCCAAACACATATTGCATTAGCATCTGCTTTTCCAGATATTCCTCCTTTAGAAACAATAGATCATATTGATAATAATCCATTTAATAATAGTATTACAAATTTAATATGGTTAGATAGAAGCACTAATTCAAGAAAAGGTCAAATTAAATCGGTTGAAACTACCAAAAAAAATGGTGGAAAAAATGGAAGATTTGTTTTAATGAAACAACCACTAATAGATAATAAAAATAATAGAAAAGAATCTATAACTATTGGATTATTTAAAAATATGGATAAATGTGCTCAGTTTATTATTGATAAAATAATTCAAAAAGATAAAAAACCACAATTAAAAACAGTAGCTGCTAAAATTTCTAGAGCTATTAGTGTACCCGAATATAAAGCTTATGGATTTTATTTTGATGATTATGAAATTAAAATAGATAATGAAGAATGGAAATTTCATCCAATTTATAAAAAATATGCTATTTCTACACATGGAAGATGTAGAAATTGTCATGGAATAATTTCTTATGAATATAAAAGTCGTAATGGAGCTAAATATACTAGTATTCATATTGAAAAAACTCATAAATATATTCATAGACTAGTTTGGGAAACATTTATTGGTGAAATTCCAGAAGGATTAGATATTATGCACAATGATAGTGCTTCTCTATATGAAGATGGTTCATATAGAAATTGGTTAATAGATTTATCTTTAGGAACACGAAGTGAAAATATGAAGTCATTTCATAATGAAAAACAAGTAGTAGTTGAAAAAATAACTAGTAATAAACCAAAAGAAAAGATTGAAGAAAAAAAAATATATTATGCAAGAAATTATCCAAAAAATGCATTAGGAGATTTAATGAAAAACCCCCCTTTAGGTATCCAATATATACAGGCAAAAAAAAGAGGAAGTAAGTATTTATTAAGTAGAAGATTTTCAATTAGTAATAAAGATACATCTACCCCTGAAAAAAAATCTATAACAGACGAGGAGAAGTTTATTTTAATTTTAGAAATTTATAAGAAAAATTGTATTATTGAAAAACAAGATAAAAAA